AAAAAGGGGTACATCACGAGGGATGTTCAAGTCACATGAGTTTTCTATACAAAACAATTAGGTTGGATGATCCATTTTGCTTGCAAGTAACTACCTCACATGGGATTCTTTGGTTTTTATTGCATGTGCCTACGCAAAATGTACACGATTATACAACTGGAGCGATTTCCCAAGCATGACGCTCGCAAAATCGTTCAAGTTGTTCATCGTAAGTCTTAAGGACTCCAACTAAACCGGTCAATCCGGCTTCTTCGGAGACTTCCATAAGCTGTGTTCGCTTCTCATCATATACATCACGTCCATATTCAAAATACTCATCGGCGGCTCCAATAATGGCTTCCGCACAATGCTGTTGTTCTGTAATGGCACTTGATTCTAAGTGTGTGTGTAATGATTTAGAAATAGATTGTTCATCTAAACGAGCACGATATAACTGCAATTCTGTATCCCAAATAGCATCACGCTTAAGGAATCCAGCATCGCGACCATTAATAAAAGGAACAGACTCAGCTTCTTTGTCTGCCATAGTATAAGTAATACCCGCAGCATCAAAAACTTCTGCAATGCGAGTGTGATTATAACTATCGAATCCTTCCTTAACGGACATAATATTATCATCACCATAGGTCATCAAAGATACTACTTTGTTAAACCTTGGGACGCGCCACCACTTATCTTGTCGTGCAATCTCATAATAGCAATAACGCATATAAAGCGAATTAACTACAGAGTTGATAACAACAGTTAGTGGATGGCCAGATGGATTAGATCCAAAAAATTGTACTAAAGTGCCAAAATGATCATAAGTAGGATTGCAAATCTCAGTTGCGAGTCCTTTCATAATCATAATATCACGATCATCATACTGACCTGATTCTTTGGCAAGACCGATCAAAATGTCGAATGCAGCGAGCATAAATCTCGGAGACATACGTCTATCAAACGATTTATAATCTCCAGCAATAACTCTGCTTTCCCCAAATCTATAAATATGTTTCATCATTTTAGTCCACTCGGGTGAGCAAGGATTAATTGCAACTGCACATTCAAATAATTCTTTATTAACCTGCATTAAAGCAGAAATTGACAAGAAATATTTACGTACAAGCATTGTGGCAGCCATATTGCAGCCAGCAAAAACTCGTACTTTGTCTTTAGTCATTTTTGTGGGTTCGTCTTTCAAGGCTCCTTTAAAAACCATGTTAACACGATCCCCACGAGCAAGTATTTCCTCCATACGTTCCATCTCCTCTACAATGAGTGGATCAACGTCACGAGGACAGGAAATTCCTTCAACATATCGGTCCGATAGAGCTGTATATCTCTCTTTGGTTCCGACTAAAGGAAATCCTGCAGAAGTATTAAATGCCATAGCATTAATACCCTGAACACCATCAACGCCAGCAAGAATTGCATCTATAGGTAAAACACCTAAAGCAGCATACATCTTGTCTGTCATGCGTTCTGAAATAGTTGTCTGATAATCCTGAATTGCTTTTAAAACAGAGTCTCCCCTGAATTTATAAGCTGTATTCACTTTATCGGCAATATCTACTTCAATATGTCGAGTTGAAGCCATATCCTTGGGTTTATCGTGTAAACGGGGAAGTTTCATAACTTTTGTAACAATCTCCGAAATATCACTAATAATAACCTTAGATTTAGCTTTAGCTCTTGGAAAGGAATGAGCTCCAAAAATCCTACACTTGGAATAAGTGGGTAAATAACTAAGAAATTTTTCATGTGGAGGTGTAATTTTAACATTAACGTCCGCAATCTTCTCAGGGAAATCTACTGCACTATGTGAGGCCAAAACTCCTGGAATGGAGTTTAATTGGGCGCATCCATCAATCAATTGTTCTCGGGTGATAAATCCGGCACAACCAAAAGATCCCTTTCCGGCTAAATGAAAGCCTGGAATACAAACAGCTCCCTTATTGTTTTCAGCCAATAAAGTAGCCATACAGAGACCATTAAACGTTTCTCCTGGAAAGGAGTACGTCAATGCTTCAAAACTGCCACCTTTCGATGTCATTTTGTAATCTCTGGTACACATCATGGGATTAAAAATCTTGAGCTTGCCACAGTCATTATAGAGCATGGTAGACAAAATCTTCTTGCCACGAGGCATCTCATTAAGAAAGTAAGCCGTAATATCCTTCTGATCACCCATTTCGGGTAAATACCATAAGGCATAATCAGTATTAGGAATACGATAAGTACTTTCAGGTTGGATAAATACATGTTTCGTATTTGATCCTTCCTTAAGAAGTCGGGCTTGAGTAGTCTTCTTGGGTACTACATGATTAGGAATCAAAAGAATTGAACTCCTAATGGGAACTGCATTACAAAATGCTGAAGATCCCTCTTCCCCAATGTATAACATATACTGTCTTCTCTTCATAGAATTCAGTAACTCATGACTCTTCATACACTTAGTAGTATGTGGAGTGTCCACGGGAACAACATATGACTGTTCTTTCTCGCGGCGAGTCTCAGATCCCCACCAAGGTTTAACTTCCTTGTCGTCTGTAACTTCCAACTTGGGTGGTAGTCCATGACTAGTGGGAATTGTTTTCCACTTCTTAATAACTTTCCTCAATAAATTAATAAAAGCCATTCCGCCTAACGTAGATATCAATTTCATTTTCTGAATATGTGACATCCGACGAATATAACGTGATGGTCGAGGCAAAGTTGAGAATCGCAAAATATCATTTCTGCGTTTCCAATACAAGTAACCGACAATAACAATAGAATAAATAATACTAAATATAAGAGTTGGTAACATGACTTTGTAATTGTAGATTTCAGCAATTATAGCCATAACAACGCTAACACAAGCGATGTAAATGGTTTTATGCCAAATATCTAGTAACAAATCACGATTCAAAGCGATGAGTAACATTCTACCCCAGCGAGAATAAAAGAAAAGTCTAATCTTATTTTCTACCCAAGAGCAAATTTGTTCCTCACATTCATAAATAGGTGCAAATGAAGGCAAACTGAAAAACTGAGATTCTAATTCTTCATCATCATCCCAATCATAGTCTGATTCAAGTGCAGGAACATCACAGTATTGAGAATCGAATTCCATGGGCATACCATCTTCATCGAGTTCTAAATTCTGATTAGCTTTGAACTTCTTAACATAATCACGCTGATCTTGAAAGTGTTGAAACGATTGTTCCTTCATAAAACGCAAAGCAGTTTTAATATCAACATCCACTAATTCTTTTCCTTCGAATTTATGTGGTACAAATTTAATTGCTTGTTGAGAAGTATGATCGCATGTAGCACCAGGCTTCAAAATAGCGCGTTCAATAGTGTAATAGGCATAATCTGGAAAAATTTGTCCAGGAAAAGCCTTATTAAGTTTTTCCGGATCAAGCATTTTGGTTCCCTCAATGCAATATTCCGGTCGAACTCTCATTGTAATAACACAATTGAATCTGCGTAGAATTGATAAAGGTTCGTTTGAATAATCACCAGCACTGATTTCTTTGACATTTGTAGTGCCAAGGACAACAGATGGTTCAATCATAACGTTTCCTTTTAATTCCACATTTGGATTTAATGCTGCCATAGGAGCATTATTAATAAATTGGATAATTTTCATCAAAGGATTACCTTCTACGGTATCTTTCTTGGCATTAGCCAAATCATCGAAAATTACACCACTATGATAGGTGCGATATTCAGATTGAAATTTATCAAATTCATTTAAAGTGATAATATTCTTTGGGTCAGAAGCAAAATT